GTGATAGTTATTCTGAGCGAAGCGAAGAGACTATGAGTGAAACGAATAGTGGATAAAACCGAGCGAAGCGAGGCGAAAAAAATTGCCCTAAGTGCAGCAAAAGCAACACTTAGAGCAAGATTGATTTGGTGATAGTTAAATGAGCATCAACACAGGCTCGGCGGGCTCTAGGTGTGCTTCTGGGTCCGGGTCGCTTGTTCCGTCACACCATCGCGGTAGGTGGTCCCTCTGTGTAACTGGGTGAACATCTCTTGACCAGTCGAGAAGGTCTGAAAGCTGCTCGGTATCCGAGATGCTTGGGGCTTCTTTCCAAGTATCGCCAAACTCCTCGAGGGAGTCGATAGGAACAACTACAGAGCCGGCTTCTTGACTGATGGTCTGGAAGCCTGTTGCGATGTCGTCAAGCATTACGGTGTTGCCTGAGCTGGTTGGCTCTTCTGTCTGGGCTAGGTCGAGCCAATAGGAAACGACTTCCTCAGGGGTCCAAGTGAGACGATGGGCTTGGACCGTGGCCTTTGCTTGAGCGTAAAGCGCGGACCATAATGCGCGGTGGCGGTCTGTGTATCGACGCGCGTTCAGTGCGCGGTTTATGATAGTAGCTTGAAACGGTGTTGGTGCTGTGGTCTTCATGCTATGCGCTTGGTATTGGGGTGTAGTAAGTGGTGTTGGTGGTTTTGCCGTGAAGGTCGGTGACCGTCCGGGACTCTGGGATAACTCGCATGGAGTCACCAACTCGTTTTCCTGCTAGGAAGGGCGAAGGATTGTCTGCGTCTGTCCACACCGACAAGACGGTTGAGGAATCTTCTGACCATCCTTTGAAAAGGAGGGCTTCTCCTTGGCGGGTGGTAACTGTGGTGTTTTCAATGATAGTGGCCTCAATGGGCTGGGTATTGGTTTTCATATTTGGTTGTTCTTTAGAACGAAAGAAATTTCGCACAAAACATAAATAAATAAAGGATAAAGTGCATTAAATACACTAATAAACAACATGAAAGGAACTTATCCTTGGGGCGGTGGGTGGGCTTGGTTTGCAAGACATTTTGAAGGGTCGAACTGCGCGACCGCAGGAAGCAAAGGGCGAAACCGAAAAAGATAAAGAACTTAACATCTTGCTAGAACAAGGGTCAAGAAGAAAAGAGATGATAGTCATAGCAGTCCTAGAGGCTAACACAAAGCTAAACTAATGGCGTTTGCCGTTTTGAACCTTTTGTTCTTGATGCTTGGGCTAGTAAGTGTATTGCGGGTAGTTAGTCGTTACGCTTGTTGCTTCGCTTGCGTAGGGTGTAGGTGAGGGCTCTGAGTTCAGCGTAGAGGTGAACCTTGAGCAGGAAGAGGAGTCTATTCATAACAGGTAAATAAAACAACATAGGAGGGATGATAGTTAGCCTTTGCAACCTTGAGTGTATTCGACTTCTATGTGCATGCCGTAATACTTGTCGATAAGCTTGATTGGATTCTTTGACCACATCTCCATGCTGAAGTTGTTGGTCTCGTTGAGGTTTAACTCATCGACTACAGCTTCTATTGCGTCACCGATAGATGAGAAGTGACCTATTGTCTTTTCGTCAGACATAGCTTCATTGTCACGTTGATACAAGTTGATTGTGATGGATTGCATATTCATACAAACAACTAGATAACACTAGGTGGATGATAGTAGGGTGGGTTAGTAGCCCGCACTGAGCCAACACTTAGTTCCGCTTACGAGGTAGTTAGGGATGGGCTGAGTGTTGGAAGAGTAGGTGTTATGTAGTGTGGCTATGTGTGTGGCAGTGGTGAGTCTATGAGTGTGGCTATGTGTGTAACCAAAAAACACCAGCAAAAAGAAGAACACAAGAACTCACCCAAAGTCCCACCGGTAGCTAACTAAAAGCTCTCTAAAAGCTACGAATACCGCAGAAAACATTTAGTTTGCCTCTGGAGTCTGGGCCACGGCGACTAATGTATACCTTGAGAGAAACGAACGGGGTATACGGGGGAAGCCGGGCTCAGAGCGTGTAACGCTACCCCCTCAGATTTTTGTAGTAAAACTACTAAAGGAACCCTAAAGTTTACTTGGTATCAAAATCACCGCACCAATCAGATTTAGTGGTGCTTGGGAACTGCGATTTAACACTGATTTCTTCGTTTACTTTAAAGACAATGCTTTGAGGAGCGTGCCGGCGGCATTCTCCGGTTTCAACTGAATCAGAATTCCAGTGTGAGCAAATGTCACAGGACTTACTTATTGTTTTATTTTTCATGATTCTTTTTTAGTGTTGCCCTCCTAGCCTACCTATGAACAACCAATGAAAACACGCAAGCTAGGAGAGCTTTACACAACACACACAACGAAATTAAGGGTTTGACACTTAAGGTCAACGGGAAAGTTTCTTTTTTATACGCTTGACAAGGGGTTCCTGAGGGTGTACTTAGAGTGTGTCAGTGAGTGGTTAAGCGTGCCTTATAAGCGCATAACCCACTAAGAATACACATTCCACATCAGTCATAGGTTATGAGTGTTGTTATAAGTCTTTTAAGGCAGCTTAGAGGTTAACTCTAAGTGTACCCTTCAGCGCTTCCATATATACCACCTCTAATCTGACAACAAACCCCATACCTTAACCACCGCAGGAACAGCTAAAGCCTCTACGGCCATAACTATTTGTTCTTCAGTCTTTACGGGCATGTTGTAATTGGCACCTGAGAGGTCTAGAGCACAGTGGATAATCTCGTGTACTAGGGTTGACCTAAAGAGTTCTTTAGTCTTTAGGACTTCTTTTCCTATGTTGATACAACGGTGTGTTGAGTCGTATTCAGCTAACCTTTCGTCCCCGAACTCCTCAACGATGTTGATGGGTATGTCTTGTCCTGCAATGTTGATTACATCCATTTGGGGTTGTTGTTGTTAAAGTTACCAAGGAACCGCTCTAGTTCCTCTTTTAAGAGGTCCTCCTTGCGGTCCACGATGCGTTTGTCTACGTCTTGAGCCATTTGCTCTGTCCAGTAGGCTACAGCCATGCTAAGGGCGTCTAGGCGGTCATCGTGGGTTATTGCACCTCGGTGCCTTGTGAGTCTTGAGAGTTGGTAGATGAGTTGGTATTTGAGCTGGGAGTCGTTAGGATACCGCTGTGCGCTCTCGTAGTCATCTTGGATTACCTTGGGGTCAACCACGAGCCTGTGCTGGTTCATTACTGGCTCTAGGGTGTCTATGATTCTTCGTTCCTTTTGGATGTTGTGTCTGACCTCTTCGATGGTGCAGGGGTGGACTTTAGTGAGCACTGGTTTGAATAACTCAACAAACATACCATCTCCGAAGTTACTCTCGACCACGATGGCGTTTACCTTGTGTTGTTTGGCCTTCATGGCGAGGGCCTTCATTGTTGTGTCGTCGTAGCCACCCTGTAGGCCACCTCCGTCAGTAACGAAGAGATAGCCGTTGAGCATCTTAACGATACTAAACGCTGTCTCGTCTCGGCCTCGCCCGGAGGGGTCAATGGACATCACAGAGCCTGTGTAGGGGATGTAGTCTCCTATGGTTTCCAGAGGGCGGTAGAAACGGTCCCCTGAGAGGCCCACGTTTGGCACTGAGGAGTCCCACTCTAGTTTTGGGTCTCTGGCCCACACAAGCTTCTCAGGAGCCATCTCAGGGTCAACAGACATCACTATGAGGTCGCTGGTCTTGAGAGGGTATCTGTCTAGGTCGCTTAGCCGGGTATCCAGCATGAACTGCATGGAGAACCCAGTGCGTCCGTAGGAAGCTTCTCGCTCCGCTAGGTCTATGTCTGAGAAGCGCAGGGGTTCTGTGGAGTCCCCGGCTCTCTCGTCGTCCACACAGATAGGACTAACGGTGCCGTCGTAGGTGCTTTGGTTAACCTTGGTTGTAACATACTTGGCTGGCCAAATCTGTTTACGGTAGCCCCGTTCGGTCAGTTTGTTGTAGATTGTGTCCTCACACTGTGGGGTTCCCAGAAAGAGGACCCTAGAGTCAGCGTCTGGTTTGATGATGGCGTCGAACTCCTTGACCTGTTCGCCAAGCTTGTCGCGCATCCCTTGTGTGGCGCTGTTGCCTACAACCTCGATGTCATCCGCAACAATGATGTCAGCTCGTGAGCCTGTCAGTTGAGACGTGACTCCCAAGGATTTGACGGAGGGGGCGTGGGAGGCGGGGGCTGGTCCGACATCGAAGGAGATTTTGGAAAATCGCTGCTTGTCTGTGGGTCGGAGGTGGGCGAGGATGGGTAACTCATGTATGAGTCTAAGTGTAAAAGTGCTAAAGTCGTCTGCTCTTGTTTTTGAAGCAGAGACGACAAGTATGTTCTTTCTTGGGTTGAGGAGGAGTTGATGGACAACGTATGCAGAGCAAATCCAACTCTTACCGACTCCCCTAAAGCCTTCGATAATAGCTCGTCTATCTCCTCGTTGCATGTAATCTGCGATTTCATATTGAATTGGTGTAGGGTCAGGTAGGTTAAGGTGCTTCCATACAACGTATAGAAAGTTCCTAAAGTCTTTTAGTTTGTCAGGGATTACCACGGTTACTTGTTGTTACCTCGATTCTTCTTTTTACTTTGAATCCTGAGGTTACGCGAGTTGTTATTTTTGGGGTTTCGGTCGGCGTGGTGAACGTCCTTGCCCTTGAGGGCCTTCTTGCCCTTCTTCTTCACCATAATGGAACGGGCCTTGTTGCGCCCAGCCCTGCGCTTCTTCTGCGTGTCGCTCTTGTGGTAGCCGTCGTATTCCTTGCGGTAGTTTCTAGTTTTATTCATTAGCCGCAAACGGTAATAGGTTTACAAGGTTTTCCATAGGGTTCTCCTTGGATAGCCCAGCGTGGATTCCGTTGTCTTTTAGGAGCTGCCTAGCTGCGTTAAGGTCACTAGGAGCTGCTTCCCCGGACTCAATCCGCATGATGAACTCGTTGATAAGTAGACTTTGAAGGTTCTTTAGCCTCTCCTCTTGGTTGTCTATGTGTTCTTGTTTCTCCATTCTTTTACTATTCTAATCATTAAATAAATTAAACTCAACCCACCGACACAAATACCAACTAAAGCGTTGATGTCAGAGAGAGTTAACGTGCTTACAATACCAAAGATACCGACTAAAGCTGGTGTATACGTTGAGTCCATGTCTTATGATAAAGCTGTAATTCCAATTAAGGGCCTTACGAAACGAGTATTTGCAGCGGTAAGGTTATAATGAAATGTCCTGTGACATGTCGCTACATCAGCACCAGTGCTTACTCCTTTTAGCGTTATGGTTTTGTTTGATGTCCAAGTGTTTACCCTTCCTGAGCCAGCGTTATCTCCCTCTCCTATTCGGAAAGCGTATTTTACTGTTTGCCATCCGGGAGGAAAGCCGTCGTTACCACCGGGGCTTTTAACCATAGAATAGAAAGCGGTCACTTCGTCTGAGTCTAAGAACAGTTTAAAAGAAGCCTTAGCGTCGTCGTTTACTGAATCAGCGCCGACAACAAAGCTAAACTCATACACAACAATTTTAGTTCCAGAAGGAGGAGTATAGGTAACACTAGAGCCGTTTACCACAGCGTCTATGTTAGTTAAATCCTGATGCGAAGTTACTGTTTGCGATGTAAATGCTACACCGTTAGGTCTACTAAAAGCAATACCATCACAGGGTAACTGAAAGCTTTCAAGAAGGTTGTTAGGGTTTCCACCGTTAGCTGCTGGTAACACCCCTGTCATTCCTGAGCTGATGTCAATAGCGCCTTTAATTGCTGTTGCGTGTTGGGTAACCGCTGCTTGCGTAACTGAGGCGGTAGGTATTGTAAGTGTCTTACCGCTTAAGTTTAGTGTGCTTGCTAGTTTAGTAGCACCAACAACTCCATCCTTTATTTTAACTGCTTCTACCGCATCTGTAGCTAACTTACTAGCACCTACAGCGCCGTCCTGTATGTCGCTGTTTGTTATAATCACCCGACTTGCACTTCCCGAAGCGTCTTCACTAGCCTCCTGAGCTGCAAACAACCCCTGCCTGTAGGCTGTGTCTAGGTCAGCCTCCGAGATACGAGAACCGGCCGTGAAGTCTACCAGAGCGTTTGTAGTAGTAGCTCTGTATACCCTAGCTGACGTAATTGTCAGAGAAGGGTATTGAGCTGCGATGCTGCTGCTTAGTGTTATTATTTTAGTTGTTTCATTTACGCTAGCTATAGGCACAACAACATAAAGAGGTCCCGGAGTAAGAATAGCAAACTTGATGTCATCTTTGTTTAGATACTCAAAATCAAAGGGTCCGTAGTTAAGTTGAGATGTACCGTTAGGTGAAGCTGAGCCAGCTACTAAGGTTAATTGGGTGTATGAATTAGGCATGGTTTTTAAAGTTTAATTTTATCTAGAGAATTCACTGAGTTCCCTTCTAAGTCTATTAAGAGCAACACGTCTGTAGGCTCCGAAAGCTCTTGTTAGCATCTTAGTTCTTGGGTGGTCTTTGTCGCTGTTCGCTGAAGTAACGGGAGGTAGGTTTTGGTAGTCATTAGACTCAATAACCCTTCTTAGTCTTTGTCTAAGAGTGTCGCTATCTTCTCCAGCAGTTGAGGTTCCCATAAGCTCAAGAAACCTGTCGTAACCGGTTTGACCTTTTGCGTTACGTATTTGGGTAAGGTCAACTTCTTGTCCGTTAATAGGTCTAATGTATGAAGGAATGTTTCTACCTACTTCATGTTGCTCAAGTTCCAAGTCAACAAGGTCATTAGAAGCTGTAGACTGGTAGATAGGGTTCATAGCCTTAAGAAGATTACCGCCTCCTTCTCTGCGCTCGATTTCACCAAGGAAGTTTCTTACTGGCATAACAGGGTTTCCTCCTCGCCAAGCTGACGGAAGCCTTCTTTTGATTTTATCCATTAAGGTTCTAGCTTCAAGAATAGCAGGGTCTTCTTCGAATATCTGGTTTGACCAGTTCAATATTCCGGGAACGGCCATAGAGCTTAATATGTTATCTCTGATATTACCGGAAACCCTAGCTGGTTCCTCAAGGATTTCCATGAGTTCTCCTAAGTTCTCGATATAGGACTTGTTACTGACGTTTCTAGCCATAGTTGTTGCCAAAATTCCAAATAAAGTCTTAAAGTAAGGTTCCTGAGCAGCGTACTCCTCTGAGTTTCTGTATTGACTGTTCTCTCCCTGCTCCATTGCTTCGTCGTGGAGTTGAATAGAGTCAGCCATAATTCCAATCATAGTGGCAAATGGGTCAAGCCTTTGGTAGCTATACCACTTATCTCCTATCTTAATTGAGTAAGCTCTTTTCCCTGTGTTTCTCCAGACTTTCTTAAGGCCGGGACTTTCGGGTTCACCACCTGTGATTTTATCTCTAAGGCTTTCTATGTTCATTAGCATAGTCCCAGCGGCCATAACACCAAAGGACAACCTACCAATCGCTTCTGCTTGTTTAATCCCAGCTTCGTTGGTAATTATAGAAAGCATTTCTTCAGCTTGTTTTCTTGATGCTGGCATTCCGCCTTCTAAACCAAAGTCGCTTATTGCCTCGTCTAAAGTTCTTACTTCCAAACCCCTCTTAAGTCTTGTAGCACCTAAAGCCTCTTTACCAGCTCCTAGAGGAAGCGTTCTCCCAAGAGCAAACGTAAGAATGTTTGACGGAGTTCTAACAAACGGTATAACAAACCCAAGCCAAGGACTCATAGTAGCCATCTTGCCTGTGGCTTTAAAGAACTTGTTTGTAACCTCGTTAGTAAAGGTGTTTACCAAAGCCCAGTCAGTCCCTACGTCTACTAATTCTCGTCTAGCAGCAGGGTCAAGAACATTACTAATAATACCGTCTTCCAAAACAAGGTTTTTGCTTTGAAAATGAGAGCTTACGTATTGTTCAATAAACCCGCTTCTGTCTTCGGTTATCTCTCCGGCTTTGTCTCTTTTGTTAAGAGCTAAGTGAGCTTCTTTTCTTACGTTATCTTCGTTTCTGAACCTACCGTCTTTAGTAATCAGCTCGTTGAAGCCGTCATTAATAAACTCTGCAAGCTTATTGGGGTCTTTGTGTAGTCCTCTTTTGTAGCCTTCTAAAGCCAAGCTTGTCTTAGTTCTAGAACGGAAAGACATTTGTTTAAAGAACTCATCACCAGCCATCATAATCCTAGACGGAGAGCGCACAACTTTACCAATAACGTTAAGGGCTCCTTTTAAAGTGTTACCCTCAGGGTTTCTTATAGCTATTTCTCCTTGAGGAGCTAACATACGGTCGTCTCTATAAGCTGTGTATCCGCTAATTGAACGAGCGTCATCGTCAACTCCTGATTTCCACGCGTATCTCATTGCGTCTCTAAATGACTGGAAATCAAACATAGCCCTCATGTTAGCTTTTACGAGGTCAACGTTTCCGGTTGCTACTCCTCCGATAATGCTTTCAATGTGACGCAAAGGCAACACAAGAGCGCCGCCAAGGAAGTTAACAGCCCAAGTCTGAGGGGAACTAAGAATAGCGTTGTAATACCATTCTTGAGAAACCCCTAAGCCTTTCCGCATTACGATGTTATATTTAGAAACTGCGTTATTAGGACCTACTTCACTTGAAAGCTTTTTGATGAACTCGCCTACATTGTCGGTTCCTTTTTTCTCTATGCTTGTCTTTTTGAAAATCTTCTCAAGGTCTTTTACTATTTTTTCAGGTCTGTATCCTCGATTGTGTGCTCGTCTAAGAACTTTACCGGCGTGACTGTTTGCTCTTTCGATAGAAACCCCTAGTGGTAAGTTTTGACCAGCAACGTCCCTACCAATAGAAGTTTCTCCTGTTTTGTAAAGAAGCTGGCGGTCTCTTAATCCTAAGGAATACTGAGTTCCGAAATCATTCCAAATTTCTTGTATAGCAGCAAAGCGGTCTAGAGAACTAAACAATTCAGTCATAGCTTGTTCAGAACTCATGGTAACGTCTCCAGCTCCGTCTAGCTTTGTTTGAACATACCCCGGTCCATTAGGGTCTAAAGCTTTCTTAAGATTCTGTAAATTTTCGTATATTTGGTCCTTGGCTACGTTAAGTCCTTTAAACGCCACTTCAGCCTCAATACGAAACCTCCTCATGTCTTCTGGACTTTTTCTTAGTGCTTCTATGTCAATAAAGTTAGGTTTTCCTCCCGCGCTTTGTTGTCCTAACTTAACTAACTCTTTTGTGCTTTCGTAAAACTCAGAAGAAACTGCCTGATTAAAGTTTTCCGGTCTACCTTTTTCCCTGATAACTCTAGCAACTTTAGAGAAAAGAGTTCTTAGCTCAGGTTTATCTGATGCAACTCTTAGGCCAGACAACAAAGCCTCAGGGCTTGATTCATCGCCAAAACCTACTTTTCTTAGTCTAGCCCCTTGGACTTTTGCTATTTTCTTTAACAGGTTATTTTCCTGTCTTAACATAGCTCCTTCAACCCCTTGACCTTCCTTTTTAAGCTCTTTTAACATGTCTTTAATAGTCGCCTTTTTATTGGCTTCCGACATGGCAGAAGGAATCATGTTTGAGTTTTCCTGAAGCCATTTGTCTATCGCTTCACCAGACGCTTTTTCAATGTCTATCTCCTCGTATTTGATTTCCGCTGGAACCTCTTTAGCTTCGCCTACCGCCCTCTCGCCTCGTTTTATTGAATTAGCAACAGGAATTTTGTTAATAGGAACACCAGCAATAGACTCAGCCTCGATGACCCTGCTAGCGTCTTCACTTCTCTTGTTCAGCTCTAGGATTGCCTTGATTTCATCCTCGTCAAGCTTGTTAGTGTTAATAGCTTCTTGCACCGCTAGTAGTTCGTTAGGTTCTTCTCCTCTAGCTACTTGTTTACTTATGGCTTTTTGCTTTTCCCTAAACTTACTAAACACTTTTTCCAAGCCTTGAAGTGCTTTAGTAGACTCAGGTATTTGATTTGGGTCTCCTGTTTTAGGTGTTCTAAAACCTTCCTCGCTCTTTCCAGCGACCGCTTGGTAACCTTTCTTAGCTCCGTAAAAAGCAGCGCCCAGTAACTCACCAACAATAAGTCCTTCAAGGGCGTTTTTGAATCGCCCCTCAAGTTCACTTTCGTCTTTGTCCGGGTCATACGCCATCCACTCAACAATAGCGTTGCTTTCTAAACCTTCGTAGTTTTTAAGTAAGTTAGAGATTCTCTGCTCTTCACCTTTCCAAACAAGAAAGTCAGAGAATGCACCAGCGGCTGCTGTTCTGACTCCTACTTTAGTAGTCTTCTTAAGCTTACTGAGTGTCTTTAAAGTTTTGCGGTCTAAGGTCCTATTGCCCTTAGCTAGTTTACCTAATGCTTTACTAGCCGCCCCTGAGGCTTTACCGAGCTTAGAAAGCTGAAGAACTTTACCAGCTTTAGAGGCTACCCCTAATCCGGGGATAAAACCAACAGTAAACTGAACAAGACCTTCTCCAAATCGCCCTACTGTAGTCTTTGACTTTGATGAAATACCAAACGCGTCAAGGAAAGAATTCTGGTCTCTATCCCAGTCTGTAAGTCTATCTCCGGTGGTGTAGTCAACAAGACCGTATAAACCTTCTAAAGCTCCTTCAACACCTCTGGGAAGAGCTAAAGCTATGTCAGCTAAGTAATCACCAAAATCTGGGTCTTCTTCTGGAGAAGCCTGTTGTTCTGGCTGTTGCTGCTCTCTTGTTTGCTCTCCACTTATAGACTCATCAACAGGTTCCTGCACAGGCTGCTGCGCTTCGCGAGCTACAGGCTCTCGCACAGGTTGTTGCTGCTCCTTAGACCCTATAACCGAATCCTGTGTGCTTGCTCCGATGATTTTATCCTCTTCTTTCTCTTCTTCAGTTTCGCCGATAATAGAAGTGTCTGCTTTGTCGTTACCGATTATCATCTTTATTTATTGCGTTGGTTTATGTGGTAATTTGTATCATATTGCGCTCTTAGGAACGAAACGATGTCTTTATGCCCGTAAAGCTCAGCTACATCTAAGAGCTGGTCTTCTGTCATCTCAAGGTCTTTCATAGCTTTCTTAACGTCAGCTTCCTTAATTCTAAAGCTACTAGAACCCTTATCGCCTAACTTAAGGTCTCTTAAAGGAGGGTTATTCTTAGCGAAAAAGGACTTAGGGACAGTAATGTCTCTTAGCTCGGTTCTAGCTTTTTGCATTATTTTATCGTAAGCTTCTTTATCTCTATAGTATCTATACCCTGTTGGATACCCGTAACGATATGCAGATGATATGTCCCCAAAGTTAAAAGTTTCTTCTCTAGCTATAAGTGGTATAATTAGTTCGTTACCTACTAACTCAGCGTCAGGAAGAGTAGCTGCCGTTTGAGCTATGTCTAAAATCTCTTTAGCAGTTACGCCAGTTTTCATTCTTACTTGTTGGACTTGTTCCGCTTGTTTCCTTAAGATTTCGTATTCTTCTCTTTCTTGTCTAAGACTTCCATCTAATATACCAAAAGGGTCGGAAAAAGCTTCGAAAAACAACTTACCAGCCGCTTTACTAAAAGAAGAAAAAGCTTCAGAATTTCTGTCGCGCAAATCGTTGCCCAAAAGCACCTCTCGCATCTTCTCGTTGGTCTCAAAACGGTTTTTTGAATTTAAAAGTTTTTTAGTCTTACCTTCGGGGTCAAGCCTACGGCCTTCTGCTCTGCGTGCTTCTTTTCCTTCTTCGTATTGCTTGCGTAATATCTCTCTAATCTCAGGAATAGGAAGGAAAGGGTTTTGTTCGATTACTGATTCAACTTTACCTCTATCGGTAAAACTAGGAGGGTCAGAAAGTATTTCAGCTTTTCTCCTTACTCTACCCTCTACGAAACTCTTAATACCGCTTTTAAGTCTTTCATTATACTTCTCTAACTCAAGGTTTAAGAACTCTTTGGCCTTATCTGAACCGGGGTCATAGCTTTCTTTAACCAAGTCTGGAAGAGCTTCTCTAGACTCTCTATACTGAGTAAACAAACCTCCTGACATTCTGTCAAACTGAGCAATTCTATATTCACTCAATCCCAAACCAGCTCCTGTTACCGGGTCATTAAGAAAACCAGATAAGAACTTTGACTCATCAGCTTGTTCACCTTTTTGGCTAGGGCGGTCAAAAAGCTTTTTAATATCAATAAACACCTCTTCAGCGTATTTCGGTTCTGACAGGTTAACGTCGTTTTTAGTGTTGCTTTTTATAAATCGGTTAGCTTGTTCGCTTTTTTCCGTTATGACTGCTTCTGATACCGAGTTAAGGGAAGCGTTAATCTCTTCTATTGAAGTATCTTCAGTAAATAACTCAAATACTTCTTTCATGTCATCTGCTTGCTCTGGAAAAGTTTCATAATAAGCCTCTTTACTTTTACCTGTAGCTGCTGCGCTGAGTTTTGCCCTTATCTCTTTATTGGTTAAACCAGACATAGACAAACTATACACAACATCTTCAAACTTATCCCTTGCTATAGCTTCGTTAACCTCTTCTTTATTTCTTATGTCTGCTCTAAGACTAGTCGCCGCTTCTTCTATATCAGCAAACGTATTCAAATAGACTAACGTGTCTTTTAACTTCCTGCCTTCGCCAACAGGCAAGTCACTTAGCTGCTCTTCTAGTATAACAGAAAAGTTCTCAAGAGCTTCGGGGTCTCTTAGGTTTTTAATGGAGTTTACGATTCCGTCTTTAGCTGTTAAGAATGAATTAAGTGTCCCTTCGTTAGCTCTAATTTTAAACTCTGCTACTTGAGGTTCACTTAATTCAACACCCCCTTTCATTGAGTTAACGACTGACACTATGAACTGCTCGTTACCAATCGCTTTAGCTTTCGCTTGAACCCTTGATTTAAATTCAGCAAACTTCTGTCTGTTGAAACCTTTAGTCGCGGCGGTGAAACCTTTTAGTTTTTCTGACCCACTCTCCAGTCCTTTCTCTTCTATGTAGTCGTTGCGTATTTGATTTATTATTTCATTGGCTTCTGCGTTAGTTACTGTCTCTTTATTGAAAGCGTCCAACGCCTCGCCTACCCTCTTTTCGTAATACTGAATATAATCGTTAAAAAGGTTTTGACCCTTTCTCTGTTCGACAACGGTTGAAGATAAGCTAGCTTTTTGGTCTTGCGCTTCTTCTTCTCTTTCTGTTCCTTTAGCTGCTTCCTCTTCAGCCGCTGCTGCAACTAAAGCGTTTCCTAAAGCTTTGTCTTTTGATTTACTTTTGGCTTCTACAGTGTTTTCAAGGTTAACATTGAAGGTTTCTATGTCTTCGTCTGTCATCCCTGAAAGCTTCCTTTCAAGCTCTAACATGCTTGTCTGCTCTTGTAGCATCTCAAGCTGTGTGTTCTGTTGCTTGATTGTCTCGTTTGTGACCGCTCCTCTAAGCTTAGCATTCTCTAAGTCTATTAGGGCTTTCTGTCCTGCAATCTCTTGAGTAGCTATCTTGCCTTCTAACGCTGCGCTTTGTAGGTCTAGTTGGTCCTTTTGGATTTGGTAGTCTGAGAACTCCTTAAGTAACCCACTAGCTGCTCCTAACGACTGAGCTAACCTACCCATACTTGTCTGAGAGACAGGAACAGGCTTAGTGACTCCTACAGCGTAGTCTCCTATTCCTTTAATAGTGGAAGCTACCGTGTAGTCGCGCTGGAATTCTTTTGCTTGCACTCTGCGGTCAGAGTTAAGCATAGCTGAAAGTGGGTTTTTCTTAGCTGCCATGTTATTGTGCTCTTGTTGAAGGGGTTATATATCCTAAATTCTGCTGTCTCTGTCTCTCTAGTAGGTTGTAAGTTCCTAACTGAGAAGCTCTTAGAGATGCTGCGATGTTATCTGATGTTTGTCTTGCTATCGTAAGATTCTGGGTAGCTAAGCTAGTCTGTTGTTTTATTGACTTTCTTTGTAGCTTCATCAAACCTTCAGTGGCTTGTTGCTTTTGGTAGTTAAACATACCTCCTGCAATAGTTTGACCGATACCTAGAGCAGCTCCTAAATAGTTAGGTTGAGCTATAGGCTGGTTAATTTGAGCCATGCGGTTCTCATAGGCGTTACTGGCGCTTTCGATGCCAAGTCTACGAGACATTTCATTCATGTCTTGTTGCATTGTTATAGCAGCCTGATACTCTGCGTCTTTTCTTGCATATTCAGCCACAGCCTGACCAACAGAAGTTCCAGACACTCCCGATTCTTCAGCGGCGGTAATTGTAGTCGCTATTGACTCAGTCGCTTCGCGTCTTGCTTTCTGACGCTCAAGAGTTGCTGTAGTTTCTTCGTCGGATTGACGCTCTCTCTGTGCTCTCTGCGCTAGCTGAAAGCGTTCCATTTCGCTAAGCGAGGCTTGCAACTGAGATGCCTCTTGAGCCTTCGCCTGTTGGCGTTGTGCTCCTACGTTAGCAGCTTGAGAAGCCGCTGACATAGCCATTGCTGTTAGTCCCATGTCACACATTGTTTTTATCTACGGTTATTTTAAATTTTCTTAAAAGCTCTCCCTGTATCTTTACGGGGTCACTGAGTTCTGCTCCACACCATTGTAACCAACGAAGACAAATAAGGTTGTCTGCGTGGATAACGTTCGAAACACTTCCATACATCTCAACTAAAGAGTTAACCCATTTCCTACAGTGCCTGAGGAAAGGCTTTGGGTTTCTTTCTAGTTCGTCAGTCCCTAGGAGCCAGATGTAAGCTTCGTCTTTTACGCCAGCCCCAAAGATAGCCATAACCTTTCCCGTGTTGGATAACACAGTGAAGACCACATCGCTCTCAGCTACGGAAATCTCAGCAGCTTTACTAGGGGTATAGCCGAAACAGGAGACCTCAAGCTTGTCTATGGTCCTCATGTTAGCGATGAGTTCTTTGACGTGCTTATCTTCAGTTAAGACAATCAAATGTCCTTCTTTTGTCTTTTCTACTATATTATCCATAACGGCGCGAACGTTGGTGAACGAACGATTCAAACTCTGCGCTCTGTAGGTTACAAGGAGCGGCTGTAGAGTTTTCTATAGAAATAGTAGTGTTATTAGGGTCTGAGAACACAGGGAACCTAAAGCTTCCTGATTCTAGCGGTAATGAACCTTCTGTAGTCCCTTGGATAACGGTAGCGTTAAACTCATTTGTAAAGGTGTCCCTTAGGTAAGGCGTGACCTTAACCTCAAAGAACCCGGTGTCCTCGTAGAACAGGGTTCCGTTCTTAACGCGCATCTTACCGTTGGATTGAGTCTTTAGTTGTCCTGCGTTAGCTTTGAACAACAACTCAGAGAATACATACTTCATTGTGTATTTAAGTCCAACATATAGCTTTTCTGATGAGCCTGTGAGTCCACCTCCAACTAGGTTGTTAGCGAAGCTCACTCTCGTGGTGTCTCCCTCGGTTGCTTGAACTGTGTTCTGAATCTCTAGGCCGTCCTTGGTGTAGACAGACAGAGTCTCTCCAGCAGCTAGGCGGTAAGGAACAACAAAGCTAGGCTCAGCTACGGTAGCGTTTAACGTAACCGATACCCTTCTGTCTAGGTGAGTGTTGTAGCCTTCGGGGTCTCGACGTTTGCTCTCCATCTGAATCTTGAGGAGAACGGTCTGAGATGAGCCTTCAAGAGCTTGAACGATGAACAACTCAGAATCAATAAACCCAACAGCCCGGACATCGCCTTGGCTCAGGTTAAATTTACCCCAAGAACTAACAACCTTCTCGTTACCTCTAAAGAAGTATCTGTAGACGTAGATGTCATTACCGTCAGCCACAGCCATCAGGTTCTCTGCGCTGCTGCCTGTCATCGACTTGAGTCCTCCTTTTAGTGAGGTCCCTGTGTAGACGGCGTGTGGGATGTATTGAGGAACGTGAGCTGTTATCTCGTTAGCGTCGAATACGTCTGTGGATGAGTTAATGGTAAACTCTCGGATACCAGTGAAGTCACCACGCTTAAATGGGAAATAGATATAAGAACCAATAGCCACAGGCTCAACAGACTTGTTGTAGTCGTATTCTGTAATTTGGTTTACAGAGACAGACTTAGGTGTCAGCAGTTGTCCTCCTTTGAGAACGAACTGACAGAAGTCAGAGAACAGCACTAGGTTGTCTTGGAATGCAACAGCAGCGCGTAGCTTTGTGACCTTGTCGGAAGACACGTTGACATCAATAGGGTCACTGTCCAACAAAGAGGTTACGGTAGTCCTGTAGAAGTTGTAGTTCTGGTTTTGTAGTTCAATGTCATAACTACCAAACTTAACTTCACTCATGGACACAGAAGACTCAGAGAGGAAACCCAAGCGCCCTTTGAATTGGAACACTCCGTTAATCTTAGAGCCAACAAAAGAAGGGTCAGGGTTTGTGTCAGCGTCCCCGGTGGCTAGCTTATCGAGAGGCATGTGGCCTAATTCAAAGGTGTCAACCCCGGTGCTCTTAAGTATTAACGGCATTGTGTTAACGTCAATGCGGTTGTTAACGTTACCACCGCTAGTCTCATACCAACTACCCTCACCTGAGCGGCTATCTGGGGTGTCGGCTTTGTATCCGTTTAGTCTAAACTGAACATACCTGTCGTCCTCTCCAGCATCTGGGTCTCCTTGAATTAAAATCTTAAAGTTGTGCGGAGCAACTGTCGGTAGGTCAGTAATGTTTGGAACACTCTTGTGAGCCACTCCCATGCCATCTCCCGCAATAGAATCCTCAACCGTAATGGTGAAGTCTTTGGTCGAGCTTATAACCCCCAAGGAGTCTGACTCAAGAGACGTGGTAAACGTGGCGTCAGAAGCTAGAGAGGGAAACTCGCTGTAGTTTGGGTTGTTTACGTTATCTCCTGCTGAACCTAAGTGAGTAACGCTTGTGTTTATAAAAGACTGAGGAGGAACTATGTTTAAGGGTTTATCCCAGTAGAACTCAGTACCGAAAGGTGGTCGAGTGTGTCTAGGACTTCCTGAGTAAGTTGAGTCCCACCCTAGTTTACCCTCAAAAAGGTTGCCTAAGATAAACTCAGTTCTAGCTTCTCTTGGGCGGTTAAAAAGTGTGTTGGTGCTGTGTAGGCTCTGAGAACTTCCTGAGTAAACCCAGTTGGTGTATGTCTCTGTGTCTGTCTTTACGGTGACTCCATACTTACGGTCGTAGTCTCCTTGCTTAATAAACACCAAAGCATCATCACTGACAGGTGAGCTAGTGGCGGTGTCCTTAGCTACCGTCTTTTTAGTGTTCAACACATACGTAACATCTCCCGTGGTATGCATCTTAATGTCATCAGCCGGTACGGTTTCTGTCGATGGAACAATAATACCGTTAAGGTAGTTCCTTTCGTCTAGCTCAAGGTCAGAGTTAGGTGTGTTAGTTACTGTGTATTCGATTACACTTTGTGATTCTTTTGAGTCACTTCCGTAGAGATTAATATTCCCTCCGCTTATTTTAACTTGTTTTCGGTTAGCATCGGAAGCAACAGACAACACATCATAAGAAGTAGTTCCTTTGCTGGGTCCTTCTATTATACGAGCAGTCCCTAATCTTGCTGCGTCAGTAGAGGCAACAGTAACTGGGCATTGCTGGGTTAGCGTAGCGATTACGTATGTTCCAAAATCTTCTACAGAATCAACAACACCTAAGTAGCGTTCAGTGATAGTGGCCTTTGTTCCTGTCTCAAGGTTAAACGCAGAGATAGAATGCTGTGTGCTTTCTATGGTTGTGCTGGCCTTACTGTTAACTATAACAACATACCTTTCGTCATTGTCCCTCTGAATAAAGTGAACCTTAGACGCTTGGTTAAGCGCAGAGTTATCACTAATGCGTGCAACGAACTCACTTGAAGGGCGCTTCTGAAGACCGTCCACAACGCTTGGTAGCGCGTTTAGTTGTTCCTCGCATTGACCTGAGAAGCGAACAGCGTCAGGCTGTTGAGAAACCCCTTGGATAAGGTTAGTTACAGAAGTGTTAATTAAGGGCATTAGTAGATATTGTAGTTGCGCTGAACACCGATACGCCGATAGACATCCTCGCTGTCGAAGATGGTGCGGTCAGAAGATTGAGAGTCAAGCTCAAGAAGACGAGCGCGAGCTTGCATTTCGTCTAGAGCGATGAGTGATTGCAGCTCGGTGCTGCCTACCATGCGGCCTTGGAATAGCCTAGAAGCACGTAAAGTGATGTAACGTCGAGCAACTTCTGTAAGTTCGTCCCAGTCTAGCTGGACGGTGAGGTCGACTTTGATTGTCTCAGTGAACACATCAGTGCGGTCTTTGCGGTTATACAAATACAAACCCCTCTGAACGACATCATTACGGGTGTCTGTCGCGTCTACGAATAGCGTGTTGTCGGGAAGCTTAAGTTTACCAGAAGCTTCTTTTACGGGTTCGTAATCAGTTACGGTATTAAAGTGCCACTCTTCGGTTTGCACTTCTTTTGAAACTTCACGGAGAACAACTAAAGCGGTGCTAGCTGAGATTGGAAGTGCTGCTTCATTTGAAATTGAGTTTATGGGTGCTTCACCAATATGCCCAAGCATTTGGTTTACGCTTTCTAGTTCTGTAGTGAGAGCCATTTGATTATTTAGAGTTAGCAACGCCAGCGTTTAAGAGCCAACGCCTTTCTTGTAGGACGACCCTTCTTGTCTTTCATGGGTCCTTTAACGCCTGACATGCGGGCGCAAAACGAACGCTTACGAGCAGCCCGTTTTCCTTTAGGTTTTTTCTCCGTTACCGGAGCTTTGAGTTTAGAGCCAGTCTTACGATTATAGTAGTCTCGTCCCTTTTTGTTGAGACCTCCTTTCTTAGACTTATGTTTGATTCGTAGGTTTGCTCTTTTCTTCATAAGAAAAAAAGGGGCCTCCAAAGATTACTCTAAGGAGACCCCTAATAGGTTAGTTGATTAAGTAATAACACTCACAGCACCTTCTGGGCGAAGAATACCATGACCCATTGCATACTTAGCAAGCATGAGGGTGGACTGCTTAGACATCGAGTATTCAGACTCAACAGCAAGGTCCATGAGCTTAACAGTTCCGATAGCTGACTTGTGTCCAGCAACGAACTCAAGAGTGTTAAGACCAGCGTCAAGGTAGCCTTTACCAGCCGTTCCGCCATCAGCGTCATCGAACGGGTTGTTAGCTGCGTTCACGTCATCTCCAGTTACACTAGTAATAGCAATGTCGTTAAGGTGATTAGAGCTGTAAATCTTAATACCAACAAGCTCCAGAACCTTACCAGAAGCAATGCTACCAGCGCCACCGAAGTCGCGGTTGATTGCAGCGCTGTCGCTACCCGCAAGCAAGTAGTAAAGCTCAGGTGTCAGAATAACAAAACGGTCCTCAGATGGGATGTCTTGCTCGTCCAACTTCTGTGCAATAAGACGGAAGGTTTGGATAAGCTTACCAGCATCGCCAAGGTCAGCAGGCGCTCCAGCGGTAGTACCCAAGTTGATAACAATACCTTGGTCAGCATCAGGGTTAGCGCGGGCGGCAGAGTTAACCTGAGAAGCGGCCACGAGAGTTCGCATGGTCGCTAGGTCGAAACGCTTAGAAAGCGCACGTCCCAACTCGGTGCTATACGCAGACCGAACGTCGTAGTGATTTTTTAGTTCATCGATGTTAGCGATTGAAGTCGCTGCAATGAGAACGTCATCAATGGTGATGATGCGCTCTTTGTGCTCGATATTTGAGCCATACTCTGACCCGGAAGGTCCGGTAGTGATTCCTTTTTCAAAGATGTCATCACCGGGAGTATGATACTTCGCAGTAGCTTTACCCATTGTTGGGAACTGCGCCGATTTACCGCTCGAAATAGTTCGAACAGTATGTAATTCCTTCATAACGTTTGTTTCTTCGAACGTTGTTAGAACTTCGTTTGAGAACACTTTGAGAAACAAAGCGTTTGCATCGCCAGTCAGAGCCGATTGGCCTAAGCGTGACGGAGCGATTTGTCCATTAGCCATAATATTTTAATAGTTTGAGTTTAGTTTTTTTTGGGTTCTTCGTTAGTTACGGTTTCGTTCACTCGTTAGCGTTATCCTTTCGGGCGCTTCGGTTACTAGTTAACTTTCCCAACTAGAAATTCTTCAATGCCGCTAGCGTAACTAGACGCTAACAGTCTGTAGTCAGAGAACAACTCACAGTCTTGTCTGTTGTCTCCGAAAAATGGTTCACATAAAACAGTAGGGATGTAGTCGTTTTCAGCAAACAACAAACCCCGGTCACCTTTGTTGAGACCTTTAGTTCCTCTGTCTATTGTGTCAAAATCTGTTAATACCCAGAACTGTAGTTCTTCAGCTAGCCTTTTGCTTTTGCTGTTTGGGTTGTTGTAAAGCATAGAGCATCCTTTGGCTCTGCCTGTGTAAGCGTTAAAGTGAAGCTCAAGGGCTAGGTCAGCTCCGTCTTCTTTTAGCTTACTCTTTATGAAATCCATAGCCTCACGGTAAGTCTTCCCCTCATAAGAAGAATACACCTTACTGTCAATACCTCGGTAGGTAAGTTCTTTTTTAAGGGCTTTGGCTACTTTGCTGTTGTATTTCCACTCACTGTCGCCTTTTACGTTAACAGCCCCTCTGTCTCCCTTCCGGGAGTGACCAACACAGATAGCGACTAATTCATCGCGCTTCAAGCTCGGCTGCGTATCGTAGAAGGTCTCCGATTGTCTCCCTTTCTTCAGCAGAGAAAGAATGCGCTTCAAGACGTTCAATAAAAACTGGAATTTCACTTTTCTTTATCACCGCGCACCCACTCATCAATACGGTCGTCCATACGAGAGCGGCGGCTGCTTTTATAATGTTTGGTATATTCGTCACGAATCTCAAAAAACATGTCAGCAAGTTTAGGGAAATGCAAGAGAAGGGAGACGATAAGCTTAATCATTTCTTACGGGAAACTTTAGCAGACTTGGTGTTAGATACAAACTGCTTACCTTTAGCTCCTTGTTTCTTTTTCTTGCGAGCGGTAGCAGCTCTTTGCTTAATCGTGAGTCTTTTAGCTTTAGCTAACGGAAGGCATCTGTCTGGGTTCTTCTTGTTTTTAGAAGTTCCACAAGGGCCTTTTATCTTACCGTCCGTTCCTATACGCACCCATTTCTGTTTGCGCCACTTAGCTAACTCACCCACGTTTCTTTTTAATTTTTAGTTTAGACCTTTTACCCTTACCGTATTTAGGGTCCTTACAGTATTTTGAAGCAGCCATGTTAGCATAGGCGCTGGGATATTTATCGAACGTGCGCTTAGCCCATGCAATTCCTTTGGGACATATTTTAGCCATGCTTCACCTGAAGGTTATTTGTTTCTTCACTTCTTCTTAATAGAAAGACTAGACTTCTTAGCTGCTTTCTTAGCTGCTTTCTTAGCTGCTTTTTTCCCAGCAGGAGTGTATGGGTATTTTTTTTTTCCAACTTTAGGCATGGTATTACTTGTTAATGGGTTAGTTTTTGTCCTTGGCGTTTCCAACATTAAGGGCAAGCCAGTCAACAATCTTGTATAGCTTAGAGGCCCACCCGTCATCAGTCGGTGTCGGCGTTAGAGCTGCAATAGCTGAAGCTGCTGCAACAATAGCGGTAAGGGTGCTAATGAGGGTGTCTTTGTTGTCAATTAGGTAATTAATAATATTCATTTTTTATATCATGGTTGATATTGCAAGACGGCGCTCAACTTCTTTGCGATACGCAGGGTCAACCTCGTAACGCTTTTTGCCTCTAGCGTCTCGTTCAGCCATTGCTGCCAAGACTTGAGCGCGGCTTTCAAAGGCTGATTCTCCAGACCCTTTGGTTCCTCCTTGAATAAAAGAAGAAGGACTAACACCGTTAGCCTCTTCATACTTAGTCTTAATCCAGTCTAGAGCTAACGAGGCTTGCTCATCAGTTCCTGTTTCAAGTGCTTTGTTGTATGCTTCAAGTTGGTTTTCACTAAGAGCTTCAGAGGCCCACTCAGAGATTTGCTCGTAAGCCTCACGGCCTCCGATTTCACTCAACAACTCAGCCTCTCCAGAAGCCTGTAGGGCTTGTTGTCCTTCGATATACGAGTCAACGAGGTTGCGGCTAAGACCGCTAGCCTCAAGTGTTTTATAGGTGTCTTCGCTTAGTTGACCTTGGTCTGAAAACTCATCAGAAGCAGCGATGATTGCCGAAGTCTGAGAGTCTTCATCTGTAGATTCTTGAACCTCAGTTGGAGGTAAGTCCTCTTGTTGTTCTTGAGTATTAGAACCTAACTTGCCTTCAAGGCTGTTGTAGGCGTTAGCTAAGTCCTCTGGTGTTTTGAACTTATCAGGAAGCCACTCTGGACGGTTGTCAGCTTGGACTTCTTGTTCTTGAATAGCGGCTGCTTCCTCTTCTAAAGAGATTTGCTCGCTTTCTGTTTTATCATTAATGATGTGGGTGTCAGCCATTTTTTCTATTGTTGTTGTTGAGGTGCCTCTTGCTCAGCCATTGCGGCTTCGTTCGAGACAGATTCTTTAGCGATGTTGCCTAAGGCTGCTACGCCCTGAGGCGCTGCTTTTTCTGCCAAGGACATCATCTGAGCTTGTTGTGCTTCTTGTTGAAGTTCTTCTTGCGTCTTAATAAGTCCTCTGGTCTTGATTCCAAGACTAGTAGCTCTGCGTTTGAAGTATTCTTCAACATTAACAAACTGACCGATAGCTTGTGGTCCAACCACTTGTGCAGCTCCAGCCAAGAACAAATCTAATTTCTGAAGGTCGTTTCCTCTACCAAGAGCTTCTACTCCTGTGATGATTACAGGCTTAACCAAGTCTTTCGGAAGGTTAGGCATGCGCTTCTTCTTGGCCATGATGTCCATGACCCGGTTGACCATAGGAAGCTGAAGTTCGTTACTAAGAAGCGAGTAGAGTCCACCTAGTGCAGACTCAAGCTCCAAGGTGAGCATTCTAATCTCTTCTGCTGTAACACGCTCAGCTTGCCTAACAACTCCTGAGGTGAGCAGGAAGGCTTGCCCAAGTCGCTCTTTGATGCTGTCAGCGGTTTGCGCTGCGATACTGAAGTCTGCTGCCTTGTTAAGCTGCAACACAGAAACATCGTTGGTGTTTCCTTGGGTTATTGCACCGTTAGGGCTTTCAGCGAGAGTCTTAGCTCGTGTGGTTCCGTTAGGATTAACTAGGAACAACACTTTAGCAGCCGCTGCTGAACCTTCAACAATAGCTTGGGTGAGAGTCTCTAGGCTGATTAAATCACCAAGATACTCTTCTACATATCCCCTACCATAATCTTCCCCGTCAATCTTAGAGAAACGAAGAGGGATATACGGTAGTTTTTCTTTACTGAAGGTTCCCACAGAGCCTTCTACAAGCGTTCCTTTGACCTCTTGTCGGACTGACCACTTCTTGCCCTGTAGTTCAACACAGGTAAATAGGTCACAGTTACGACCTAAGGTGTCGCCGTCGATAAGCCCAGCGGCTTCCTTTACATTGTCGGGAAGTGTATTGTAGTCGAGAGTCTCTTTTGTGATAATCTTAAAAGGATTACCCATAGGGTCACGCTTGATAACAAAGCGGTCCAAATGGAACACACGCATACCCCCCTCCTCCGGGATGTAGCACAGTGCATTACCAGTTACGATTAAGTGTTTGAGAAGTTCGTGAACGCCTACACGGTAGGACTGTTTACTAATCTCTTCCATGACCGACTCCTCAACACGTTGAAGAGCGACTTCCATTTCTGAGATAATCTCTTGGGTTGCGCCTTCTTGGCGCAGTTTTGGTTCGTCAAAGTTAAGACGGAAAAACGGGGCATTAGGAGCCAATAAGGCTAGTAGTAACTTGGATGCTAAATTGTTGACCCCTCTTGCTCCAATGCCCTGAAAGGGTGTTTCTAAACGTGAATGAGAATTATGACCATCTTCCGGCATTACATACGGAAGGGTAAGTTTAGAGGCTTGACGCGCTCTGTCTAAAAAAGAGTGCCTCTCACTCTCTAAAGAAATGTATTGAGACTCGATTGAAGTTCCGTTCATTAAAGTGTTTCTTCTGCTTCAGGTTTAATTGATAAAAATTCTAGTTGGGTTAACTCTTGCACTCCATCCGCCCCCTCAAGCATCGCATCATCGTTAGCGGTGAATCTCCAGCAGTCAATGGCTATAAGTCGCCCGCTACCGTCTGTAGCTTCTGCAAGGTTTTCTACAGGAGGTAGGCCCGTCAAGGTGTTAGGGGTCGGGTATCCTCGGTCAGCGTCTACGGCTGCAACAAGTCCCGTGTAAAGTTCGTCAGGCTGAACCACGTAATACCGGAAGCCCGTGTCGGCTCGGGATTGCTCAATGTCAGTTAAGGGTGCGTCAGGGTCCATTGGTCAGGTAGTTGTAGTTCATCAAGAAGCTCTAGGTCTTCTTCGATAGGTGGCTCCCAGCGTAGGCGTTGGAGATACGTGTCTAGGTTAATTTCCTCAATGCCCTCTAGGTCAAAGTCGTCGGTCGGCAATATGCCACTGCGCTTAACACAATACAGGCGGTCGCTGTTGGTCTCAGGGTCGAGAAAAGTCTTATCCCAAAGAGCTAACCACCGGTCACTTTGTTCGTCTGGTAGGTTCCTTGCGGTGTTACCAGCAGTCGTGAGTGTCTCGTAGGATGCCTCGTTGGAGAACCTAAAGAATCTATGGGTTTCGTCTGTCATAATTATGGTATTCTTTCCACTCCGTTAATAAAAATTACCCAGCCCTTAACTCGTAGAGATGTTATTGCACTGTCAGTTGCAGCACTGAGCGTCGTTCCATCGTAGTCAATGTCGATGCCAGCGTCAGCCAGTTGTGTATTGACTGTATTTTGATAAGGGTCACCGTCGGATGTTGCGTATTTGCCGGATGCGTCGATAGAGGTCAGGATGTTCTCAACCGATTGAGCGGTTAGAGCCGTGCAGAATTTCCATGTTCTATGGAAAACACCGGTAAGTAAACTGCTAGGATTCCAATTTTGAAACACCGCACTACTAAAATTTGTAAGGCTCCCACAGGATTGCCAAGCTTGCGGGAATCTTTTTGCCGAAGTGATGGGAGTTTCAAAAGACGTTAAGTCTGTTCCGCGCCACGTGTTAAAGAAATCTGTCCCCTGACTTAAATCAATGTCAGCAGGAAAGCTTGTAAGCCCACTGTCTTGCCATGCGCTCGTAAAGTTCACATTGTTCGCCGCCGTGCCGAGCTTTGCGCCACTCGCGAATGACGTTAGAGAGGAGCAGTTGTGCCACGCACTGCTGAAATTTGAGCAGTTGGGAATCTCGGTAGTTGTAAAACTTGAAAGTGAAACACAACCATACCACGCGGCATCTACGCGAGTTGCCGCTGAAAGTTGGCTGCTAAAACTTGCTAGGGCTGTGCAAGTATACCACGTTGTGTTGAGATTTGTCGCGGTCGGCAACGGAGTGCTGAACGAAGTAAGTCCACTGTCCCGCCATGCGCTCGTAAAGTTCACATTCTGTGCGCTCGTGCCGAGCTTTGCGCCACTCGCGAATGACGTTAGGGACGAGCAGGATTTCCAAGCGTTACTAAAATTTGTTCCTTTTGAAATATCGACAGGACCAAAATTCGACAAACTTGAACAACTCAACCACGCATCACTTACATTCGTGGCTTCAGCTAAATCTGTGTTAAATGAGGTTAGAGAACCGCAGTTCCTCCATGCGCTATTTACAGCCGTGGCTGACGGTAAGCTCGCGACACTGAACGTGGTCAAGCTCGCGCAATTGAACCACGAAGACCCAAAATTCGTAACTGATGAAAAATCAATATTTTTAAACTCAGTTAAATCTGACCGATACTGCCAAGCATCTGACATATCAGATAGTGTGGTTGCATCTGCCGCACCTCTATCAATCAAGAGTCTCCTCGCAGATTCAATATCTGCACCTGTTGCCGATTCTGGTAATAATATAATACCATACAAATCACCACTTTGTCGCTGTGAACCAAAGTTACCCAAAAGATTTAACTCAGTGACCGCATCGTTATCCACGCGATACGCAAAGGTTCCGATTGACGTGCCGACGACTTGCCAGCCAGCTTGGGTTACTTGTGGAATATCTAGGTGGTCAGCGTTGTCTGCAAAGGTAACAACATAGCCGTCCCCGACTGGCTCCTCGTTGGTTGTGCCTTGTGTGGCATAGCGGTCAGAGTCCCCAAAGTCCGAGCCAATGATACGTCCGTTCCATGAGGCCGAGCCTGTTGTTATCGCTCCGACTGGGGCTTTCTGGGCATCGTAGAAATAGTAGCCTTGTGAGTCAATGAGACTAAATACGTTGTTCCTATTATTAATATAATTACGAACAGAGTCAGCTTGGGCGTCGGTGATGGTCGCAGGGAAGAGGGCAAGGTATTCTAGGTCAAACGCACCGGTAGTGTTTGAGCCACTGAGTTCTGCGATTCTAAATTCTTCAGAACTTAAAACACCTGAAACACTTGTCGTTCCATTCGCTTCGTTTGCATTATTTAGCTTGCTGACTTGTGCGCCGTTTTGAAATTGATGCTCGAACAAAATATCACCGAGGCTATCGTCCATTACGTCTTGGTGTAGCGTTGCGGCTGATGCGCCGTTGTATCTAAACTCAAGGTTAGAGCCGTCTACGCTATTTCTTCTCAAGTCAAACCCACCTGCCTCGTATTCAAACGCACCTGTAGAGTTCATACTAAAGATTCTTGATTGCGCTTCTCCACCATCACCAAGAACACTAAACGCCGCGAACATGTAACCACCAGTAACCGTCTGGTTTAACAGACCGGCAAGAGCTATGTTAGTAGATGCATCGCTTTTATTAGCGAACCGAAGCACCGGTTTCTTGATAATGGTCCCGGGGTCGTTGCCGGACTGATTGATTGTAACAACCTGACCAGTCGCGCATTTGAACTTGGTGTCACCGTGGCGGATGTTGGTGGCCGCGAAGTCGATGTTAACGGACTCAGTGCCGCCTACGGTCAACACTACGCTTTTCACTAGTCCTGAAATAGATTGAATACTAGTGCCGCCATATTGGCCGTTAAAAGAAATATGGGTCACGTCAAACCCATTTGTAGAACCGGTCACAGTGGCCTTGGTAACGCCGTTTTGTTTTAAAGTTATCGCCGACCCAGTTCCTTCAATTACAAACGTAGAGAGACCGGTCGTTATCGCAGAGTTTAGGGTCACCCCGCCTCGGTTTGGTGCGTAAAATTGATTAGTGAAAATAGCAAAGCGATGTGCAGAATTAACACCAGTGACAAAATGAAAATTTGATGGATTTTGAATGTCAGCAACAATAGTCAGCACATAGTTCGTCGATGACGGGACGTTTGGAAAGTCAACAGCCGGAGCGTTGCCGGTCACGTTAGGCAAATAAACATACCCTGAACCGTTGACTAGTGGAAGTGCTTTAGGTTGGTTGCTGCCCACCGTCTGCTTGGCGTCGCCTCCTTTATTTCCTCGGTTGGCAAGGTTTGACAAAATCGGCACCGAGTCCAAAAAGTCGGCGGTAGTTAACGCCTCGGTCAAAACTGTGCCTGATGTCGACGCGTTGGTCAGTGTGGATAAATTGAGTGCCATGAGTTAGAGAGAGTCTGAGTGTGTAGGCCAGTAGATGAGACGCTTGATGTGGCCGTTGAGTTGTTTGTCACTAATCCAAGATTGGCCAATAGATAAACGAGTCGAATCTCTTAAATTACCGGAGCCGGAGTGATTTGAATCCGTCGAACCATTTAATGAGCCTTTCCGTGAGTTTGAGTTATACGAGATTGAAGCTCGGTTCAGAGTGGATTGGATACCGGCGGTAGAAATTGAGCCTGTTGAGCCGTCATAAGAGTTTAAGGTTGAGGTGACAGTATTAGAATAGAGATACCGCTGAACGCTGCTGTGACCTGCTAGAACATAAATTTGTTCTTCTGTAATAGTGCGCGTAATGAACTCAGCGTAAAACGTGCCGTCTCCTCCGCTGTTAAAGAAGTCCGTAAAGGCACTGCCGGTAATCTTAAGGTCGTCAGCGGCTCGCGTTCTTGCTGCGGCGTCACCGCCTGCTGTCGGTATGAACGATGTTGCCACTGCGCCTTCTTCAACTTGAGGCATTGAAATTTCAACAGCGTCCCCTTGCACGTTCAACCAAATACCAAAATAAATATTTCCGCTGGTTGCGTTGCCAGTAAAGTTTATTTTAATGCGAGTCCACTCTTCATTTATATCGCTGGTAATGTTCGTTAAATTACCTTGAGCGGAAGATTGATGGTTAATCTGAACCGTGCCAGTGCCTGTTACACGCCTAATCCACAGGGAGCCTGTGTAAGTTGTCCCAGAGTTGGAGGAAAACGTATTAGAGTAAAAAGTACGGTGTGTCCCTGCCGAGGCTGTGAATATTTTTGAAGGTTGCCCTGCGTAACCTAAACCATCTTGAAGAGTTGTGTTAGTCGATTGCACCCAATTAGAAAAATTGGTGTGGCTGATAAGATTCGTCGCACTCGGCTCCACCAGAATCATGGGGACTCTAGGCGAATACGTTGCGCTGATGCCCGTGAACTTCGGGCTGCCCGTTGTGTTCGCCACGAAGTCGCTCGCGGTTGTGCCTTCTTCGAGCTGTGGTCCAAAGGCGTGGAAATCGCCTGACGTGTCATGCCCTGCGTAATTATTGCCGGTAAATAGCATTAAACCAAGGGTTGTGCCTGTGGTTGTTATTGTTGCGCTGCATCGAAACCAATCGCCAAATTGCTCAATGATTGAACTTGATGCGCTCAAATTTGTTACAGTGCCAGATGTCAGGTTAAAACGAGCTAACACATTAACATTAAAACCATCGCCGATAGAGACTACATCCTTTGTGCCTTTGCGGAGAAACACGCTCAAGGTGTAAGACCGACCGCTTACCACAGTTGAAGGATTTGCGCCACTAGTAATTGAATCTCTTATGAAATGATTACCAGACGAACTAGAGTTTGTGATTTTATAAGCCGTTGAAGTTCCATCCGGTGCATTAAATTCAGATGTGCTAAGTGCAACATTTGCTTTGGTCCAGTCCGTTGAAAAGTCTGTGTGTCCGATGTGCTGATAAACTGTCGGAGTCAACTCGGCTCCCTGAGTGTGGTCAACGCGCACCGTGTCGCTTGGGGCGGTCGCTATGTTACCATTGGCATCGGTGAACGTGGCAACGCCGCTGCGGTTCGCTGTGATAACGTCGAGCGTCGATGGATTCGCCGGGTCAAGGTCTAGCGTGAACGCCTCAAGGGTGCCGCGCATTGATGTCTGCGCGTCGAATAAAAGGTAAGGGTCTAGCGCTAGTGGGTCAAATCCTTCAGACCCAAACAATTTTTGCACCAACGACCTAACAGGAGAACGTGTGGTAGAAGAAACTAAAGAGGGTCTGTAAAGCATGTTTAAAAGGCTTTGTTTTCAGCAACCGGCTGAACGAGAATAACAGCGCCTGAAGAAGGGTTTCCGCTTCCAGCACTAACAGAAACTTGAAGTTCTGTAGCTGAGGTTGAAAAGATAACTGCTCCGTTTGCGGATAAAACAGCGTCTGTTCCCAAATCAACGAAAACATTACCTATTTTGTGTTTAAGGGTAACTGCTGTTCCATTGAAACTAGAAGCAGAAACAGCAAACATCCCAGTGCTTCCGTTCCAAGACACTGAATGTGTTGAACTTGCTTGGAAGTCGTTTATAGTTGTTCCGTAGTAACTCATAATTTAATAGGCTTTTGCTCCGCTCCCGGTTGTTCCGGTAGCTGGAGCGGTTCGATTGATTGTAAGTGAGCGTTGACCTCCTCTTCGGGAAGTCTTTTTTCTTTTTTCTGTTCTGATATTTTTAATTTGTTCTACCTTCATAGCTGGCCTAGGTGGTGGAACCGGGGCCTGTCTAGGAGGAGGAGCTGACGGGGATGACATGCACATAGTGTTATTCTAATGTTGAATTAAAAGAGTTCTCTACTTGCTCCTCAAGTCTATCCCTTAAAAAGTTAACAACGGAACGCTGCCCGTTATGATAGTCGATTTCCCGTAGCGTAACCTTGGTATCAAAATCACGCATAGGAAACCTCTCATCCAAAGCCTTGATTAGCTCTGAGTTTAAAGGAAAATGAGTCTCTGGAAACATGTCGAGTCATTCATTATTTTCACATATACCCACTCTATACCTGTCGTCCTGTAAAGTTTCGCACTTTTGAGCGTCTAATAGTATGTTAGCTGAGCATACAACGTGAGCTATATGACTCCTACCGGACTCAGGGTCTAGGTCTTCGCCGTCCCTCCAAGCGTTTAAATGTCTAATGATTGCAGACACATACGTAGTAGCGCACACTCCTGTTTTTCTCCAGTTGTATGGACCGTATTTCTTGGCCCCTAAACTGTGGACCCAAGCTGCCTCCTCCATGGCAAACGGAGGAAGCAGGTGCATGGGAGCTTTCTTTGAGCCAGCTTCCCCTTTTGGGTCATTTACTTCGAAGGTTTCCATAGGTTTATCTTCTTGGTATCTTTGTCGTAGTCTTTGTATTGAAGGATGTAGGCTAACCTAGCGTTAATCAGTGCATCTTCTTCGGTTTGCCCTGCCTTCTCAAAAGCTTCTACCACGGTATCCCATGTATAACCCTTCTTGTCCATAAGTTTTTTAGCCCCAATGAGACCCACGCCTTTAGCTCCAGAGTAGCCGTCAGCTTGGTCCCCGGCTAGAGTCTGAATAAGGTGGAAGTTTCTAGCCTCTTCTTCTGTCACTTCTTTTAGCTCGTCCTTCAGTGGGTTATACCAACGAATAGGTAGAGTAGCGAAGTCCTTGTCGCCCGATACAGCAATGGTTTTCTTTGGGTCCTTGGTGCAGAGGATACCAATCCAATCGTCGGCCTCCATGTTCTCAGCGGTGATACCTCCGTAGGTTTCCTTCATCCAACCGAACAACCATTTCAATCCAAGAGGTTTTCTCTTTGTCTTTCTTGAGGCTTTGTATTCCGGGAAGATGTCGTAGCGGTAGTTAGACGAAGGAGAGAACACTGGAGTTAGATTGTCAGAGTCTAGTCTTGTTCTCAGGTTACCAAAGAAGGTCTCAACCTCCCGCTTCATGTCTGTTTCAGAGCAGAGCAGGGTCCATTGGTCTTCGTCCCACTTGGTCTCATACTCACTAGCAAAAGCAGCCCGGTAGGCTACCATGTCTCCGTCAATTATTATCGAATCCATTAGTGTGTCTCCTTCCAGTTGTTACCGATTTTGTATTCCCCGTCTAGAGGACAGGCAACGTTAAGTTCGAATCCTGCACTTTTGATGCAGTCAACAAACAGCTCTCCTAGTTCTTCAGCTCTGTCAGCGTCACAGGAGAACTGAACCTCATCATGGACGTTGGCGTGCATCTCGTATCCGTTAGCTCGTTTAGCGAAGAGCACTAGAGCTTTCTTCATTATGACGGCAGCGGCTGACTGACACAGAAGGTTGAGGGCGCTGAACGCTTTACGCGCCGGGATTAACCTACCGTCTAATCCTTTGATTGTGCCTTGCGTTTTTACGCGCTGGTCAATGGCGTTCATTAAAGAGCGCACAGCAGGAATCTTCTCAAGGAATTTATTCTTCAGTGCTCTGCCTTCGCGTTCTCCGCCGCCGACGATAGCTCCAATGGCTGCATCACCAGCGCCGTAGAGCCACATATAAATGAATTTCTTACTTTCATCTCTCGTTGATAATCCAGCCGCCTCTTGGTTAGCGGTGTGGATGTCTCCCTCTACGATTGTTTTAGCATAGGACCCCCGGTCCCAGTTAGACAAGTAGCTGGCCAACACGCGAAGCTCGATGCCGGAAGCGTCAGCTCCTACTAACACCTTACCTTTAGGAGCGGTGAATAGCTCTCGACACTCAGCTCCATAAGGAGCACGGGTAGCAGGAATCTGACCAAGGTTTGGTTTCGAGTGAGTGCATCTTCCAGAGTAAGCTCCAAGCGAATCGACATCACCGTGGATGCGTCCGTTCTGAACCATGCCCATCCAAGCATACCTACCTTCAGCTAAAGCGCCTAGTCTTTTTTGAATTAGAAGATACTCAAGCAGGGCGAGAGAGGCTGGAGTGTTAATGTCTTTTAGAACCGCCTCGTTTATCGCTGGGCGCTTGCCTTCGTAAGCGTTAGGTTTCCAACCGGCCTCAATCAACCTAGCTGAGATTTGGTCACGAGAACCAGCGTTGAACGGAACCTCAATGCTTTTGTTTCCGGTCTTGTCAGCTTGGTTAGCTAAGACTTGTTTTAGTCCTGCTTCTTTGAGTTTAGACTTTAGTTCTTTCTTGGTAGGAGCTGTGTAGGTAACCCCGCCTTCAACTACCGCCCAACCAGCGGGGGTCTTGGTCTCAACAATCTTAGGAGGGAATAACTTCTGTAGCTCATCTTGAAGCTCAACCCTTCTTGTCATTAGTTTAGATGCTAGTTTCTCTGCTTTGTCGTTGTCGAACGGGAAGCCCGTCTCTACCTGATTGCGAATGGCGTTAGCGAAGTCGTGCTCAAGCATCATCACACTTTTATTGGGGACTTTAGTGTTAAGGTGTTTATACAGAGCAAAGGTCACCCAAACGTCCTGTTCACAATATTCCTGCATTTCTTGAGACCACTTTGACCAGTCCTCAGTCTCACCGTGTGAGTCCTTGTGTATGCCTAGTCTCATTCCCCAAGCTTTCAAGCTGTGACTTCCTGCATACTTAGGCTCGACTCTTTTAGTTTTGAAATCGTCAGTCTTGAGGTCCGGGTAAACGCACTTGGCCATAATTTTTGTGTCAATTACAAACGGAGGGTCCAAGCCTAGTGACCCTTCCTTGTCCATCTTGAGCATGGCTGGCCAGTCAAACCCTATGGAGTTATGACCTATGATAACGTCAGCGGCTCCAATGACCGAAAACGCTGTGTCGATTCCTCCCTTTATCTGGGAGTTGTAGGATGTCATCTCTCCTGTAGCTGTATCTAAGATACTGATGCAGTGGATGGTCTTCAGCCCTTTGAGTGTAGCCCAGCACTCGATGGCGTTGGTCTCTATGTCTATTACTATTTTTTTCATTTTCTGTGTTGTATTAAGTCGGTGAGTTTTAGTAGAACACCGACAGAGGTGTTGTTGTCTCCTCCTCTTTTCTCTTGGTCGGTTCCCTTTAGGGGTTCGACGAGAGCTTTAAGGTTCTCAGAAGAGATAAGAATAAAAACTGTTTCGAGAGCGAAGCACCAGTAGTCAGCCTCGGACTTATCAATCCCGGATGGCTTACCTCTTGACTCAAACTCGATAAACAAGTTTCCAGTAACTTTAGCCATAAGGTCTCGTTTGACTTCGATGGTTTTGTTGTCGAGCATCTCGCCAAGCTCTTGCTCAGCTACTTGCCCGACCTTGAGGTCATACCTAAAGTTACTGTTATATTTCATTAAAATGGGGTATCGGTTTCTTCGGTTTCTCCGTCTAGCATTTCTGCTTCCGATAACCGACCAGTGATGTGGCTGTAGTTTAACGTGGTAGCTAAACCAGTATCTCCGCTGAAGCGGTTCTTCAAAACCCGGACGTTTGTGGTGTTGCGAGACTCAGCGTTTTGTTGGTCTCTTTCCAGTCCACAGACGATGTCACTTAGTTGGGCTATGGAGGCGCTGCCCCTAAGCTGAGCTAGGCTAGTCTCTGCTCCGTTCTCGTGGCCGCGACCTTCCGGGCGCTTAAGGTGACTCACAAGGATGAGACCAATCTTACACTCCTCAACCAGAGCGCGAAGCTTGGTCATTGTGTTGTCTATGATGCGCCTCTCGTCTCCAGAATCGAGGCCGCTTACAACTATTGACAAATGGTCTAACACCAAATATTCAACACCAAGGGCCTTAGCCATATACCTGATGTGACTAAGGAGGTTATTAGACTCAAGAGAACCCCAGTGGTCGTAGAAGAACACGCGACCGCTACCTACGGTCTTCTCAAAGCTCTTTCGATAATCATCGTTAACTTGAATAGGCTCTAGGTGTAAGAGCTTGTTCATGTCTAGACCGATGATTGAGTTAGCGGTTCGCTCGATAGATTCTTCGAGAGCGATGTAACCAATCTTTTTGTCGGTGTGCGTAAGAAGGTGGTAGGCTAGCTCTTTGGTAACTGCGCTTTTCCCTATACCAGAACCCGCACATATGGTTACGATTTCGCGTTTGCGAATTCCGTGAGTTTTGGAATTTAAATTCTCCCAAGGATAGGGAACGCTATCGTTTATTTTGGTGGCGGTTAGTCGGTCTAGTAGCTCGGTGCCGTCAATGATAGTATCGGGTCGCCAGACCTTAGCTTGCCAGTAGGCATCAACAATCTCCCGGCTCCTACCTTTGACTAAAAGTTCGTTAGGGTCTTTTGCTGTGAGCTTAGCAATCTTACAGGAACCAGCGGGTAGAACATGGCTACAAGCTTCGGCTGCTTTGTTGCCAGCCTCATCGTTGTCGAACATGAGGATTACCTCTTCGAATTTCTCAAGCCATTTCATCTGCTTTTGAAACAGGCCCTTAGCTCCTTGAGCGCCTGACGGTAAGCTGACCACTGGCCACTTACCTTCTCCAACCACCTGAGCTACGGTAAGACAGTCAATCTCTCCTTCGGTAATGGTGAGGCGCTTGCCTCCGTTGGGCCATAGGTGTTGCCCCCAAAAACAAGCAGGGCTTCCGATGCTTCTAAAATCCTTACCTTCAAGACGAATCTTTTGAGAGACTATGTTTCTCTCCTCGTCCCTGTAGGTGGCTATGTGACACGCGTCACCGTTGTGTTCTCCTATGCGGTAGTCATACCGTTTGCAGACATCCACATGTATGGCTCTACTAGGTATTGGCATGAAGTCTCCCTGTATAAACCGGGGAGTCGGTTGTGTTGTGTTTTCCATTTGGTTGTTCTCTTCGTTGGTTGTTGGCGTGAATTCTCCACAGACGAAACACTTTGAGCTGCCATCTTCGTTGACTGCAAGTCCATCGCTGCTTCCACATTCATCGCATGGTTGATGTGTATTTATAAAACCCATTCTTTTGGTATCACCCGCTCGCACCAAAGAAACCCGTGCTTGTCACACCAGTCGGCGTAACTCGTTTTGCTTTTCTTGTTAAGTTTGTTCTCAGAGTTCTGGAAACAAAATCTAATATCCAAAAGAGGATTTGACTCTCGAACCCGGAGATGCTTGGTGCGGTCGGCTGAAGTAAAGTAGCCCTTGGCTTCTACCATAACTCCGTTTGGGAAAATGAAGTCAGGTGTATACCTTCGGACTACGGTGTATTCGATACGACACGATTCGTAGGAGAAGGCAACGCCGCGCTTGTCTAAGCCACAGGCGAGCCTCTCCTCGAAACGCGAACGGAATTTAGAACGGGGCGACTTGGCCCTGCTCCTCTTGGTTTTGCTCCAGTGCCTCATTGAGTGATTCTCCAGACGTGGTGTAGCCTCCTGCTTCGCTACTGAAGGAACCTCCACCGCCGCTGACGCTATACTCAACTAGCTCAAGGATTTGTGCTTCCTTGAGACGAAGAGTGTAACCCCATCCCTGACTAGGGACATACCAAGGACTGAACACGGCGCTCATGCGAATCTTTGAACCAGAGCCAATCTTAGGCTTGTTGGTAATGGCTTTAACATTAGCATCGAACAGTGGGATGTTAAATTCAATAACATCTCCAGCGCGGGTGGTAACCTTAGCTTTTTGTTTTGCTAAGATTTCGTAGTCGCCATCTTCGGTGATTCGAACAGGGCAGCTCTTGGCTTTCTTTACTGTCTTACCTTGTCGCTGACATTCGGAATCGTAAGCAGCGGTGGCTAAGACATCGACCTTAGCTTTGAACTCTTCAAACTCTTTCTCAGATACATGAAGTTTACAGGTGAACACACCCACATCATCGAACGCTGTGTCGGGTTCTACCAATTTAGGGTAGACTGCGGTTCCGATAGGGGTGACTAATTTTAGGTTTGTACTCATTGGTTTTGGTTTTTCTTTGTGTTGTTTAACTAAAGAGATACCGACTATGTTTAACCCCTTGTGGGTCAAATGTTCCATACTCAGGTAACTCAGGGAATTCCAACTCAGGGTTAGAACACCTAAGGTTGTGGTCGAATTGTGCGAGTAAGTCAACACTAAAAATTTCAGAAGCTGCTTTTCTGATTGACGCTGCTAGTTCGTGAGACTTTGTTGAGTGCGTCCCAAAGGAATCGTGGATGCACGAGAAGTCCCATATACCTAATGAATTAGCACCTAACACAGTTCTAGCGAGGATAGAGGCATCAATACCGTGAACGAAGTTAGGACTGATACCCTGTTTAGCCCTTGCTACGCTAAGCTCGTCGGTGCTGTCCCTGAAGTTTACCCAAGTAGCCTCACCTCCAATCTTAGTAGACACCGATTTGGATGTCTGTTTCGCGTAATGTTGCATAACGGGGAACCCGGTAGGAGTAACCCACTCAACAACCTTGCCAGCTCTAGTCATAACAGAGGCTACTCCTTGTAAATATTTCATACATTTTGTGGGTTTATCAAACACCTCTTGAATAGAATACCACACAAGTTTAGCTAGGTAACCTGTAACCTTGTATCGCTCGCTTTCAGAAAATGGGTTTGTGACATGGTCTTTTCGAATGAGGTCTTGATACCACTCATCGATGTAAGCTCTGCACGAATAGAATGTTCCTCCATAAGGGAATACCATCGTCGGTCTTTTTGTTGCCTTGCGGTCAACTCCAAACCTTAACCAAGACTTAGCTACTACGTTTTTCGTACTTGCGTCTTCTTTTAGCTTATCGTTAACACGGGACGCAATCACTGAATATATATCTTGAGGGTAATCAGTGGGGGAGGCGTTGGTAGCGTGAGCGGTATCTTCGCAGTGAGTTAAACACGCCAGTAGTTGTAGTCCGTTGTTGGTTGCATCCTGAGCACAAGGTAGTTTAGAATCCACAAAACCTTGCTGTTTATACGTAGCCCATTCTAGGCACCAAGCGAGGTGCTGCCAAGGTTTGTCTGCGGTAGTCCAACTTAGATTTTCTTTAGGACCGGACGCAATCAAACAAGCCTCGTCAGAGTAGTCGTTTGCCCATTGGATTCTCTCTTCAAGGGTTACTTTGTCATTGCCATAAGTGTTAGCCCCATGAATAGCTAACCACTCAGCTTGTGATTCCGTTTTGACACGCTCAGAACGAAAAAACTGTAGCAACCCACGAGATGGGTCGGCGTTCTGGACGTTGAGGAACGAGGGTATGTTGTAGACCCTTCCTCTCCAGTCAACATTCGACGGAAAGAAGAATCGATTACCTTCGAACTTGTTTGCTAGATGAAGAACTTTGGCCGTCAGCAATCGTCTAGATTTAGTGGAAAGATTTATGTCGTATATCTTCGCGGCCTGTCGTCTCCAGTTAACGTTAGCTTCCGGGTTTGTTTTGAAGTCATTTGGAAGCGGAGGGAACTCTTCGTCTTTTCGGTTTGGGATGTCTCCTATGGCTACGTTGTTGTCCCAAGACCACTCCATGACATCCTTTACTGCTGAGTTTATTTCCCAAGGAGTCTGTTGGATTAGATTCACAGCACCCATAGGTTCCTTTAGCTCTCCCGGTATCGAACGTAGATACTCCATGTTCGAAGTCTTGATGAAAGGAACCTCTGGTAGTCTATCGTCAGCCGGGTAGCCTCCCTTCCAAACGTTTGTCCAAGGCTCAGGTAGTTCTACGGTGGGCAACCAGAAGGGTTCCATAAGCTCCCGGTTATCATTGTAGTTTTCAATCCAATCGACAAGCTCCTTGGTGGGAGCAACAAACCTAGTCGGCCTGCGCCCAGCTCGTTCAAGAACATAGTTGTATTCAATCAGTCCGGTGCAGCTTCTGAATAATTCTACCGCTGTTAATCCTGCACTAGTTTTATCTCTAGTTGCCCACTTCTCAAACTCAGGCATAAGCCCTTTGCTTGCTTCGTTTTTCATCGAGGAGCGAACGTGACGGACTTTAGCGTTGAGTCCTTTTCTGCGCTTAGCTCCGAGTAGAATGCCTTGAGCTTTCTCTTCGTTATTATTTAGTAGAAATTTACACCTAATCTCATCCTCAAGGCGAGCACCGAGGAAGATAGCAACCTGAGACATTGGTCTCTTTTTTGTTATGCTGTCGATTATTGCCTTGGTGGATATGTAAGCAATTACCTTGGGGTTTAGTGTCTGTAGTTCTATTTGGTAACGAGCTGGGGTGGTATATTTTGCTATTGACTCAAGCCAATCTTTAATGCTAACAGAAAACTTAGGTAAAGCTTCTCGCATTATTGTTTGCCCGTATCTTGTTTCTAACTCAGCATTTCTGGCTTTTGAGTTCTCAATTTTAGAACGATACCTGCCAACACCCAGCGTGAGCATTGACTCATTTAAAGATTCTTGTGTAAGGTCGGCCACAAGCGTATCTACTAGCGATATATAAACCGCAGTCAAGAATAAAGTTTGAACCGGCCTCAATCATGATAGTCCCCGACCGAGCGAAGCGAGGGAGGCTGCGGAGGGGTGGGTGCCGGGGCTAGGGGCGGCCCGTTGGTGTGGGCAGTGGGCGAGCGGTGTGTAGGCGCAGCAAAAAAAGGGGAACCTAGCCTAAACGCTAAGTTCCCCTTGTGGTGTTACTTGTTTGCTTCTTGGTATAGCTT